CCATGGAAAATTACCTTCTGTCTCATAAATTACAGGTAAAATACCCATTCTCTGACATTGAGCCATTATTTCTAATTTGAAGGTAGATTTACCAGTATCACTATGCCCCATTATATCACTGACAAATCCTTTTGGGATTCCTGGTAATTTAACAGCATCATAAAATGCTTCTGGTAATGTAATCCATTCTAATTCTTTATCCTTTACTCCATTTAAATTGTTTTTTGTTTTAAATGCATTCAAGACATCTTTTTTATCAACGAACCCCGTTGATGTTACTTCTTTTTTCTTTACGGGCTGTTTGTTCGGCGCCATATTTTTAATTTTTAAATTGTTTATTCAAAACTATTTATTATTTGTTGAACCAAAGCCGCCATCTCCGCGCTTTGTTTCACTTAACTCTTCTACTTCGATAAATTCTATAGGAATAACACTTTCCAAATACATTTGTGCTACTCTATCGCCTATTACAAATGGAAATTCTTGATATGTTAACTCGTAAGATAAATAATTACCAAGTTGGATTATTGTATTATTAGTTTTTTTTATACCTTCAGGTAGACATCTAAATCTAAGTTGGTATTGACCTCTAAAATCCTCATCTCCAAGGCACGGGCTGTTTTGAATAATCCAATGTGTTTTTGTTAAACTACTTCTGGGAACAAAAGTGACTTTATAACCACTTGGTGGGGCTAAAGAAAATCCAAGATAACAAATAACAAAATCATCCGATATTTTTTCAATTTCAGTAACTTTAACATCCCATCCACCAGCGAATTCAGTTGCTCTTTCTGGTACCGAAGCATTTTCATGTAATTTTTTAAATTCTACTTTCAAAATAACCTGTTTAATAATTTGAATGAAACAATCGGGCGATTACGTTGAATATTTCTATTCAAGAGGCTTCACCGCCCATTATATTTTTTAATATTTAAAATGGAAGATCATCTTCTTCTTGTGGTGTTGTTGACCCGACAGTTGTGGTTTCTTCTGCCTCATTATCATATTCTGATTCCCCAGTATCTTCAGTTTGTTCTTCTGCTTGTTCTTCAACTTTTCTTTCAGCTTCTTCTTGAATAGCTTTAAGATCTTTTTTATCAATCCATTTATCAAGAGGTTTATGAAACCATGGTTCGCCTCCATTTAAAACTATCTCCATAAATTCATAGCTTTTTAAAGTGAAAACATTATACCATTTCTTTTCATCTGATACCCATTCATTTAATAATTTTTCATCTTCAAGAGCTGGAGTTTGAGCTAAATCGGCATATAAACTAGCGTATTTTGTTTGAAGTTTTGTTTTACCGTTTTTTTGTTTTTTCTCTTCTTTTTTGAATTTAACGAATAAGTCTTTACCAGTCTTTAAATCGAAAATATTAATATTTGCCTTTTTATTTTGATTTTTAGCTGATTCGACATCATCGACTACAGCTTCAGATACCTTCCAAAATTTAGGTCCATCAGAAATACCGTTTTCACGTTGAATTGTTCTAAATACAGAACTTGGTTGTGCTTTGTGTTCGTTTGCACTCGCCATATAGGATTTTTTGCGAGTTTCGTCTTTTTCTACACGATATTCCGCCCAGAACCCCTCTTCTACATCACAATATGGACATTCTTTATTTGTCCCATCTGGTACGTGTTTTGTTCGTTTTGGGCAAACTAAAGATTTTTGTGCTTTATTATCCCAATGGAAATAAACTTCTTCAAAAATATCGTCTGAATCATTTGTTAATGGGATTATTCTCAGTTGAAACTCTTTTTCTAATTCGTTATCTTCTAATTTAGTATTAACGTAATTTTTTTTGTCGTATGTAATTTCTTTTTTTTCATACGGTTTTGGTTTGGAAGCTTTAATTTCATTACGCTTGGCTTCAAAAGCGTCTACTGTTGTCTCACTCATTTTTTTAAATTTTATTTATTTTAAATTTTAGTTTTAAAATACCAACCATATTTATGTGATTGGTATTTATTTTTTACTTCACTGCAAATGTACTATTAATATTTTGATTTCACAAGTTATTGTTTGAATTATTTTCAAATATTTTTCTATTAATAACCCATTACCCCGCGAAGTGATTGATTTAGTTCACCATCCTTTAATCCAAATGATTTATAAACATTCATAGCATTATCGTCCAAATCAGCAGCTTTTATTTGATATTCATTTTTTTCATCATCACTTAATTGATATTGACCTTCGGCTTCTTTTTGTTTCCAAAAATCTTCGGGCGTTTGATTGAATGGATCACCTAGTGTTTGTCTTTTTTGAAGCACTTCTTTTGGAGTTGGGTTCCTTTTTTCAATTTCCTGACGGATTGATTCGTTATCAGTTTCTATTTTTGTATTAATATTATCTACTTTGCTTGTGATTGTGGATAATAATTCTAACATTTGGGCGGTTTGATCTGTTAAAGCGCTTACTTTATCCTCAACTTCTCTTTGTTTATCAGTTAATTCAGTTACATCAACTTCAGTTTCACCAGCTTCTGGTTGCATAGGAGTTTCTGGAACGGCAGGAATTTCTGGTTGAATTGGCGCATCAATAGGTTGCTCTGGGATCTGTGGCTCGGCTGGCATTTCTGCTGGTTGTTCTGGCATTTCTCCTGGTGCTGTAGCTCCATCTATTGGTTCTGGTTGCATTTCTGGTAATTCGTCTCCATCTAATTGTGGATCCAAATCATCATCTTCATCCAATAATAGATCATCTTGTTTAGTAATAAATGAATATTCTAACAATTGACCAAATTTCTTCTGAACCGATTTTTTTTCTGATTCTGTTAATTCTCTGTATTTTTTCATAATATTTTAATCTGCTAAATATTGACGATTATCTTCGGATATAATTATTTTAGTTTCCATTCTTTCGATTAAACCGTCTCCTTTTTTTAGAATTTTCTTATTTGTTTTAACGGTTTGTTCTGATGTATTTAAATCTAATGGTTCACCATCATTGATTTGAGCTGATCTGTTAACAAACAAATCTAAATTTTCTCTCATACTTTTTGTTATTAATTTTGCCATAATATTTGTTTTAAAACTTATTATTTAATATAAATAGTTTAAAAACAATTTTTATTACTCTCAAATGTTATTTTTTTTATATTTTTTATTGATAAACTGTTTTTATTGGATAAAATAAGCTTTCCATTGTAGTCGACCCAATTTATTTGATGATTACCATAATTTACATTTCCTATTTCACAACCACTTTCTTTTTCTATTAGCCTATTTAAACCATTTATAGAAAAAATACAACCACATTTAGTGTTTACAATTGTTGCATTATTAAAATGGAATTTTAAATCAATTCTTTTATCATTTTTTAGTTTGAATGTTAATAAATAATCTAGATCGTTATCATCTATTTCATATATAAATACATATTCTGACTTAATATTAAATTTTTTATTAATATAATTAATAAACCACTCAAGTTTTGATTTTGCCACAAACGTAGCTATCAACATAGTTTTCTTCTCATTTTCCATTATCAAAAATTGTTTTTAAATAGGGTACTAACCTATTTCTATTTATTATTTTTTCTTTTATTTCTTTTGGTAAAAAATCCGTATTAAAAAAAACATCATTCTTATTCGAATATAATATTCTATATATTTTCTTTCTATCTATTTTTATAAAATCAATAGCATTAAAATCAACTCCTGTTATTTCAAACCCATCAAATATGTAAATAAATGAATTGTTTTTAATATAAATATAACATATGGTCGATGAAGTCAGTTTTGAAATAATGTTTTTTAAAATACTTTGTTTTGACATTAATATATTAACGAAATTATAATTTATTTTATCATTAATATTTTCAAGACATATTTCAATAAACTTTTTATAATCTTCCTCAAAATCTACCCTTCGTTCTTTTTTGGTAAATGTCCAATATAAATTATCTGAAATTTGTTTTTCGAGTATTGATGGTTTATTTTCATTGAATATAAGTTTTGTGAACTCCCATCCTATGATTAAGGTTGGGAGTTCTTTTTCTATTTCACCTAAATTGTTTACAATTTTGAATAATTGATTTGTTTTAAAATCAATTTGAGTAACTATATTTCCTAAAAACATTATAAAAATATTATATTTTCTGCAAATGTACGGTTAAATTTTGACATTTACAAGTTTCATTTAATTTTTTAACGACCGAGGCTATGTGTATTTGGCGGTTTGCGGTGTAAATAACTGTTGCACAACACAAAAACTACCCAGCGGGAACAAAACTTCCAAAATCAGAATAAATAAGCCAATACACATAGGCGTGTGTTAGCGGCTGGTTTTTTCTTTCGTTGAAGAGAATTTGTTGTTTAATTTGTGTTGTCTAAGTCGTGTTTAAATGTTCTTTTCTTATTTCATGTTTTTGTTTTACATTTGTCGAATAAATTAAATTTCTAATGTTATGAAAATTGAATATAAGTTAGATCGGTTTTTGAATTTATTAAATAAAGACGGTTTGTTTGTCGGTATTGACGTTTTTAAATTAGTTCCATACGTTAGAGCAAAGAATTTTCCCGATTTAAATTTTACTGACGAAGATTATAATATTGTTAGAGATTTATTATTGTCAGAGCTACTTATAAAAGAAGAAAATCTTAAAATTTACATAACATCTAAAGGTGTCTTAAAATTAATGAATGGTGGCTATACAAAAGACTTAAAGAACGAACAAAAGGAAATACAAACCAAGAAATTACTGAACATCGCACAAGTATTTGTTATTATCTCAGGTATATATTATTTAATCGAAATTTTTAAAAGTCTATTTGGAGTTCCATTATTAGATTACATCCATGGCGGTGTTAATATATTTGTCCAATTAATTGGAGTTTCTTTTTGAAAAGAAGGTGCGCCATTTTTGCCACCTTTAAGCCATTCTTTTCTTTCTGAGTCATTTTTGAATACCCACGATTTTAAAAACATTTCTTCTAATTCTCTTTCTATTTTTTTATCTCTTTTCTCGTTCTTTATTATCTCCATTAAATAAAGGTTTTAATTATTATTTAGTTTCAGTTAATTCATATTTAGGATTGTATTCGTGCATAAACCAATTAAATTTTAATGTCATTGTGTAATTTTTACTAATATCAAGATCTGTAAGTTTAAATTTAGTTCTACCTGCGGTTGAGGTTTCGTGGGTTTCAATAATCATTTCTTCATTTGTTAATGGAATGTCGACAGAAAACCCCTTTATTGTTGGCTCTCGGAATCTAAATACATTATTTACAAAAATTTCTGTGGGAAAAAATGAAGTTGAACATCCATTGAATATGATTGTCAAAACACCTCTTTTTGAATTTGTTACAGTTGGTTGCGTCCGTGTTATTTTAGCCGTTTCTTCTGTTGATATTTTTGTCAACGATACACCACAACTATCACAGAATTTTTTAGATTCACTAACTTGATAAGGTTTTCCACAACCATAACAAAATAAAGTATTTTTGTCTGGTGTATAGGTTTGTGTTATTGGTTCACTTTCAATAAACGATTTTGGTTCTGGTAGATTTTTATTGCTACTACTTTTCCCAATAAATTTAACTAATAAACCGCCAACGACAATTACTAAAAATATTGTCATAAAAAATGGACTAAAGAACGACTCAAATGGATTCATAATGTTTTAATTTTAAGTTTATAATTCAAATTTGTTTTCTATTTTAATTCGCTTCTGGTGGTGTAACCTCTTTAATTACACATTTTTGAAAATTTACAGACGTAATCATTTCGGAAAACACACCTTCAAAAACCACTTTTGAACCACCTTGTAATTTTCCAACTTCTTCACTTTTTGATTCGTCAAAATGGCAAAGTGCTGTTCCGTCAACTTCGGGTACATAAACAGATACTGTCGGACCACCAATATTTGAAAATTCAGTAATGTTTCCTTTAATTCTGAAAGTTTTGTCTTTGTATTTATTGTCAGCTCCAACTCTGTTTGCCATATAATCCTTTAAAAATGTTTCATCTAATTCGTAGATTGGTTCGTTTGAAGTTGCTTGTTCAGAGTTGCTTTTGCCTGAATTGGTGCAACTAACGGAAGACAATACAATTACAATAGTGAAAAGAAAGATTTGAATTTTTGTTTTCATAATGCTTGATTTTTAAATTAAATCTAATGGTTTTCTAATTAATATTCCGCACATCACACCAATATTTGCTGCAATTAAGTTATTGAATTGGTTATAATGGGCGTATTCGTCTTGTCTCCACATAATAAAAGCTAAGAAAAAGGCTATTACTGGAAACAGAATTAAAGAACAGTATTCAATAAATTTACTATCAAACTTAACCCTGTCAGGTAATGGTTTTCTGTGGTTAATGTAAATATCATACAATTCAACTAAAAAAGAAGCGATTGTGGCTATTACCATCAAATCAAGATTTTTCATATTCTATGTCTTAATGATTGAACATACTTTTTCCATGTTGGTGTGATTTTTTCGTAGTTGTTTCTATCTAATATTTTACCTTTAGAATCTCTAACAAACCCATCATAAGTCGTTATTACATTTGTTACTTGGGTTGCTGTCGACCCAGTTAGTCCAATCAATTCATCTGGAGTTTTCCACGGGTCTTCCCCCTTTTCAACAGATTTATTAAATACCTCAATGTATTTGTCTTTTAAATTATCCAATTCTTCCATTTGTTGCGCTGTTAAATTGAGTTTATTATTTTTCCACAACCTATTTGGTTGTTTCTTTTCTTTTCCGTCTTTATCTTGTTGTGACGAATTTGTTTCGCTTTCAGCGTTCTTTTGTTTTTTAAACTTGCCGCTAACAGATAATAAAAGCATGTTTCTTTTAACTGCTTTTATTATTTTATTAAAAAATTCTTTTATTGTCATTTTATTTTAATATTAAAGTAACTTTTCCACAAATGTACTATTTATTTTGTAATAAAACAAGTATTTACTATTTTATTTTGTTTTATTAACAAGAATCCCCAAGCCATTGTATTTGGATTGGGGACTTTAAGAGTTATTATTTGTATTTAAATCAATAATATAAATAATTTCCACTTGTTGACATGGAATTATAGTATTTTTCAGCTAATTCACTTCTTTCACTTGGTTTTGGACTCGCATCGTATATTGATCTACCATTATTACAATTCGCACAGATCTCAACCAAATTGGCAAACTCATATGCCGCATCAGAAGCCGAAGCATAATTTTGAGTTTTTAATTTCCATTTATCATAATTTGGCATTTGTGTTGTTAAATATGATATTTGTGAATTTATTGTATTTCCGACAGCACTAAAAATTCCAGAACCATATGCTTTTGGTCCATTATTCCATTGAATTAATCCGTATGATTGAGTATTATTGCTATCCTTTAGATTCTTTTTTAATGGATCAAATGTTCCTGTTTCAACATCAATATTTCCAAAAATTCCAGCAACTTGAAATTTGGTTAAGCCCTTAGTTTTTAATATTTCTAAAATTTCCAATTGTCTTTCTTTAATTGTACTTGAAGGTTCTGATATTGTCGGACTTTGATTTGGCCACATTGCTGCTGGTATTGTTCCTTTTGTGTTAGCTACTGTTTTTCCTTGTTTCATTTCAAACCATTCTCCTCTTGATACGTATCTCGACCCACTCATAACAGGTTCGTGTGGTTTTGGTTCATACCCTTTGGCTAATCCCATGTGAATCCAATATGTTGTATTGTTTTCTGTCTCGAATAATAATTGATCAACATTTATTCCTTCATACATCATTGATTTTACTTGCTCATATAGTTTTCTTGAAGAAGCAGAATCTCTATGTTCGATTAATTGTAAATCCGCGGCCAAACCAAGTAGGTGTCCAGAACTTAAAATAGGATCTGATAATCTATAAGCACTATTTATCTGGAAATCTTCATCATTATTTGCTTTCCATTTTTTATAAAGATATTCAACATGTATTGATAAATATTTTAATCTATTATATGTTTCTTCGTTTACTTCTTTCAGAGCCATTGTCTCTTTGGAATCTTTAAAATAATCGCCTATTAAGAAATGATCCGTTTCTGGAATAAATTTTTTATCCTTTTCAAGTGTAATCATTTTACTTGAACTCCCAACAGGTGCATCTCCGAAATCAAGTATTCCATCGATACTATTTGCTAATTTAAACGAAATAGAATTTTGTGTTATAAGTTTAGGATATGTTTTAGCCATACGCATTCCAGTGAAATTTGTAACCATAGCTCCTGGTTTTATCGAATGTTTTACTTTAAAAATCATATAAGCTCCGTTCCACATTGGTATATTATTCAATTGGAAATACATCATTGGCTGAATTTGAGCACATCCCATCATTTCAACGTCACAGCTATATGAATATTGTGAATATAAATTATATAAATCCTGACCTATTGGCTCTAGGGTCGCATTTTGATTAGCTCTTTCATTTAAATTCTGTAATACCCTTATAGATGCATCGGTAGTATTTGGATTTGACATATTCAACGAATAATTTTTAAAATATTGCTGATTCTGTTGTCCAAAATTAACAGCAATTGCTGGCACCTTTGCGTCGTCTACATTTTTATTGTAATCATCTGGTAATCCTATTGGTTGATTTAATGGATATCCGTCATTTTTAAATTGACTATTTTCTCCCTGATTTAATCTTGAAGATGGTCTACCAGCATACATACAAAGATACATCGAAGAGTCTAAATCATGGATATCATCTACCATTTTAGATTCTACAAATGGAATTGGTTTAAATATAGTTGCTAACTCAGTTACGTCATTAAATGATTGATAGCTTGGCATTGGTAAAAATAACATTTGGTTTTGTTGTAACGCATCTGTCATTACCGAAAATAAAGTTTTTTGATCTTGAGCACTATTAATCAATTCGAATAGGTTTCTATAATTAATCAACATATCAATACCTATATCATTATGTGACCTATCAATGAACCTAAAATTTCTTATAAAATATCCTCCATTGACATTTGGTATGGCTTTAAAATTATTAGTATTTGTTTTTGAATCACCTATTTTTGTTATCCATTTATATTGTTCTGGATCTTTAAATCCGCTAACCCATTTATCATATATTGTTTTAATATACGTATATATTGCTAAATTCACATCCACATTATAGTCTGTTGAAGATACTGTTGGTTTTAAACCAGATTTGTTTTCATAACCAAGAGCTTCTTTAAAATTGTTAATTGTATCTAAATTATTTCTAAATTGAGCTATGGTTGATTTTTGTTTTTCTGTTTTATTGTTTGTATTATTCGTATTTCCAGCATATGCAACTACACTATCAGTCAATAATAATTCAATTATTTTTTTAACACCTGGGGTGTTATCGGCATTTATTAACAGAAAGCTTTTTGAATAATTCTGTTTTTGAATGACATTCCCATAATTATAAACCGTTCCAGTTGAATGTAATGTGCTTGTAGCTGTTACTGAGCTGTTTGCAGTATCTTCAAAATTTGTTTTACCAATATTTATATATGATTTTAAATTGTCTATTGAATTATTTAGTTTTTTATCTGATAGACTTTCATCATTTAATAATCCTTCTAAAATAGGAACTCCTATTGTAAATCCGTTTTTTTGTAATGTAAATTGATTTTTAATTATTTTAAATTGTTCGTCTACCCATTTTGTAAAAATACGTATTAAATCATCTTCTTCTACATCGGAAAATATATTTTGATATTTATCGGTTGTTACAGATGTTTCATCATTAAAAAATAATTTGCATTGGATATACGTGTCATTTTCATCCGTTAATAATGTAAAATTGTTTTTGGTTTTAAAATATTCATATCTATTTGGAATTCTGATTGTTTTATATTTTACGAAAGGATTACTCTGATTGTTTTTAAATCTCCAAAGCATTGCTCCAACTAATAATAACGCACTTCTTGGAATCCTAGACATAAACGAGTTTCTATCCAAATAATTAGTTAAATTAAAATCGGATGATGGTCTGTAATCCATAAATAGACTTTCAACCTCTTCTATATTTATATCCAGAGTGTTTAGGAATAATAAAGCTTGTCTGTATTGGGCTGATTTATCCAATGTTTTATCTTGTGCGTAAAAAAATGGGTGCCCAAATAAAGAGAATGGTTTATCATAATAATACCCTCCAATAAATGGATACGAATAGTTCACACTTCCAGATGCATAATCTTTCTTATTTAAATATTCTTTTAATAGTTCCGAATTTGATTTTAAAGTAACTCCAGCCCCTTGATATCCGTTATATAATTTATATAATTCATTAATGGGTAAATTATCACTGTAAATAACACCTGATTTTAGGCCTAATTTTGTTAATTCATTATATGCTGTGGAATTACCAGCATCCTCACCAGCATATGTTTTACTTGATGAGGGCCTATTGAATTCTGTTATTCTATTTATTATACTTTTACCTGAATTTGGGGTTGGTTTCAAATAGTATTTTGGTGATATTGATTGCCCGTCTATATCTAAAAAATAATATTTATCCATTACCTTTGAAATAACCTGTTTACTATTTTTAATATTATCCATTATTTTTGAATAATATTCTACCGATATTTTATCACAAATACTATTACCAAATGTGGCAATAAATGTGGTTTGTTGATTATAAAAAGGATCTTTTTTATCTGTTGTATAAGATGTCCATCTTTTTTGTTGTTTGAACATCTTACCAGTATTTTTATTATCAAAATAAGTTTTAAAATTAGTTCTATTATCTTGAAATAGTGGTAGAAATTTAAAACTATAATTATGATTAAACGCTAAGTTATTATTAAAAAAACCTTCATTCGAAGAATTATTAATATCCTTTTTTGCTCCAGACAATATTTCTAATTGGGCTTTTATTGTATTTATTGTTGTTACATCCCCATTTAACTCATTAAATGCATTTATTGATTCAGTTAACCCATAATTAAAACTTGTTATAGCAAATTTATCGTCTGCCGACAATATTGTTGGTATATATGTTCTTAAGAACAATCTATCATAAATCGATGGCGTTGATAAATTATTCAAATTTTTATATGGAGATTCATTTTTACCGCCTATTAAATCTATTGAATTATCAAAAGCGTTTATTGGATACCAAATATCGCCTATGTGGACTTCTCCGTCTGATGTCATGCCAGTTGGTTCTGCTGTTGGCGTATTTGCTGATATTTGCTCTAATTGTTTTTGAGCTTCGGTTTTTGCTGTTTTTAATGCATAATCTAATTTAACTTCTTCTAAATTTGGTTCTACATTTCCAATCCAAGCATCTTCAACCTTTCCATTGGTACTATTTTTTTCGGTATACCATGGAAATGGCGGTAAAAGATATCCTCCACTCACTTTTT